GTATCGGGCAGCCTGGCCACACCCTTGATAACCTTGAAGGCCCGGTGGTCCTCGATAATATCGGCGTCTTTTGGGAGCAGGATCGATCGATCCTCAAAAGCGGCCTTATATTTCGGCATATTCTCCCTGTACCAGCTCTCCGTCAGCATGACCTGAGCGATCCTCATGGCGCCATATTTCTGCATGGCGCGTTCCGCCAGATACTGGCCGTTTCCCCTGGCATCCAGAGCGCCTCCGGAAAACCGCGGCAGACGATCCACGACATAAAAGAGGATCTGTTCCTGCTGCTGAAACGGAATGTTTCTCAGTTCCAGAACGAATGGGGCCCGGAAAGTTGCGTTCTGCTGTTCGGCCAGGGGCATAATTACCGTGAGATCACCGGTGCGTCCGAAATCCTCGCCGAAATAGTGATTCCGCATCGAGTCGAGATCAGTGAGAAGCGGCTTGAGCGTCTCCTCGCACCAGTCCTTGACCTCGGCATATCTAAGGCGATCCGCAAGCTCTGCGAATGAAGTTTTTTGTTCGTAGCGAATGACAGGTATCTCTTTGGAGAGACATGTCTCGATGAGGGCGCGGGTCAGATAGACGCCGCTTCCCTGGGAGGGAATGCAGAAGAGTTCTTCTTCGGCGTCGTCGCCGTAAAAATCAATCAGCGCCTGTCGCCACTGCGTCTCTTTTTCTTTCGACCACTCCTCGCCCGTCCGGAGGCATATCCTTTCATAGAGGCCCTCATCCAGCGCGTCATCCAGTGTAATTCTGTGTAATGAATAGGGTTTTCGTCCCGCCAGAATATCATTGACCAGGCCGTTAAACGGGTTGTCATCTCCGTTGTGTGTGGATATGACCACGACACGGCCTCCCCACATGAGCATGGCCATAGCGGCTTTCAGGAGCCCGGCGAGATCATCGTGAAAAGCGGCTTCATCGATGACGATTTTCCCCTGTTTTCCTCTCAGGTTTGCGGGCCGGGATGAGAGCGCTGTGATTTTCCAGCCCGAAGCGAAACGGATCCGGAACGATTTGATGTCATGCCCCTCATTTTCTATAACGACTTCCTCTATTTCTTCCGCGGCTAACTGATAGAAACGCGACCAGTCGGCGCAGTCCTCGATGAACTCCTGGGCCATTTCTTTATTATAGCCGATATACCAGACATCCATCCCGGAGGTCTTTGCCGCAAGAAGGGTGTCATCGGCCGCTTCGCCCCAGGACAGCCCTACCCGCCGCGATTTTTCGACCGCCTTTACCTGCGACTCATCCGCCATCCATCGTTGCTGATAGGGCAGCAGGACGGCCGGCGTCCGGTTTGACCTATTTTCTTTATCCCAGGTTGTTATCATCCCGCAATCCCTAAAATATCTTTTCTAATCGCATCGGCGGCATCTTCCGAAAGCCCTCGATTCTTCAACACTTTTGAGACCTTCCGCGCCGCTTCTCTCGCCTTTTTTCTCGCCTCTGCCTGCCATTTTTTCTGCGCCACCGAAGCGCGGCTGAGACGCGCCACCATGACCCCCATTTTGGGAAATATCTTCGCAAACTCATCCGGGTTGTCTGATTGCAGGTTGATCAGCACGTCGAACGCCCGCTCCTGTACCAGCCTGATCAGGGCGTCATTCATCGCGCCCTCTTCATCGCCCGCGGCGCTTGCGATCGCCTTTGCCTGTTCAGTCGCTACCTGAATGGCCGACAGTCTGCTCTCGAATTCCTGTCCGTAACGGTGGATGGAGGATTTGGAAATTCCAAATCCCTGCTCGGTGAGCCAGTCAGCCAGGCCCTGATAATCGGCAAAACCGTTTTTTATGAGTTTCCGGTTAAGGTCTTCCTTCACATCGTCAGGAAGCTGTGTAACCGCTGATCTTTTCGGCATAATCTCACCACCACTTTTTCGGGCGGGCGATTCCGGGGTGACATTTAACGGTATATTCCGCCACGTCAACGCCATGATGTGTCAACTCGGCGTGCCAGTTCGGGCCGGTCTCGCGGCCGTCTACCTTTACGAGGTTTCGGTCTTCCAGGTAATCAATTTCCCTGCGGATTTCCAGGAGGGTTGCATCGCCGATTATGCCCTGCACGGCCGTCAGTATGGTCCTGTCACTGGCGCCGATGGGCCGCCCGGCATTGAGTGTTTCCAGGATGAGCCAGCGCATCTGTTCGCGTTTCGTTTTTTCAATATCGATCTCGTTCATTTCTCCGATGTTCCCCCTTTCATCTCATATATCAGCGCGGCAAGCGCATCCATTTTAGCGCTCATCCGCACCGAAAACGGAATGAAATCCTCCCGCCTGACGTATTCCAGGGGGAGCGCTCTTTGCATCTCCATAATGTCGGCTTCCACCTTTGTAAACCGCGCGTCAAATGAGTTCATACTCCGGCCTATCACCCACCTGACTGTGGCGATAATCAACACGCCCCATATGCCGACTACGCCTAATAACCAGATGAAATACTGTGTAAATATCGCGTCCGTCACAGACTTCTCCTTTCGTGCCGTTCCTGGCATTCGACGCACCGGACGGCATCGGGGCTTGCCTCCAGCCGCCCCGCCGGAATCGGAACCTCACAGTCGAGGCAGCATCGAACACCGTCGATATATAATGCCATCTCCGGCGTGCCGGCCTGTTTAGCCATATCCAGTTGACGCAAAGAATTATGTCGGAATAATTCAGCATGTGCATTTGCAAGATCGATTATGTCCACAGTCTCTTCGCTCCGGTTTCGAGTTTTAAATAGTTACTGCACGCGCAATCCATTTGGCGCGCCGGGTTTGGAATAGTTTATAATTCCGTGGGCTTCGTTGTTGAAGCAGACGTCGGGATTGTCAGACCAATTAATTACAGATTCGCTGACATTTTCTCCGTTGACCTCGCGTATAGCCTTCACGCCCCAGAAGAATTTACCCTCATCGCTGAATGGAATTGTGCAGCTCGTCTGTATTGTAGAGCTCACGGCGACGATATTTGTTCCGTCGGCGTTTTTGATATAGATTTCATACCTGACAACATTATCCGCCGGTATGGTATCACCGCTTTCAAGGGTCGTGACGGCATCCCAGGCAACGGTTTTTTCGTTCGCCGGATACCACGTCTGCGCGCCGGCGATCCCCGCGAACAGGAACAATAATATCACGATAAAGATTGAGAGTGTTTTCTTCATGATTTTTTATTTCCCCTCCCCGGGATCGGAATCTTTTTGAACGCATCCCCAATAGCTTTCAAAAACCTGCTGTCGGGAAACATGCCCTTCAATGTCCAGTAAACGACCGTCAATACAACAATGTTCCCCTTGATAATCTCCAAAAAATATCCATCCAGACCGTAATTTTCCATAGTTTTCACCTGATCCTTGTTTTAAATTTATATATGTTCAGGCGGAGTAATTATCTCCCGCCGGTAATCATGTTCACGATTTTGTTTGCGGCGCCCCGTTTCTCGGCTGATCTGCCGATGACCCAGACGCTGCAGACACCGCCCCATGCGGCCCAGAATTCGCCAGGCAAGCTAAGCTGTGGCATGGGTCTGCCTGTGAAAAAAGCGGCTATGGGAAAGAGCACATAAACGAGACAGATAAATGCCAGGCCCGCATAAACGAGGGTGGGTCTTGCTCTTTTCGTATATGCGTCCCCCTGCTGCATCTCGGAGACCATAATCGATTTCTGAGATTCCACCAGGGAATTTTCACGCGCTTGTAACATCTGCTGGAGATTGATCTGTGCCTGAGCTTTCTCCGCGTCGGTCATCTTCGGAGGGAAAAAACGTTTCACCACGGTATCCGCAAAGTCGGCCACGGAGCCTAAACCTGTGATATCAAGCGCCAAAGTTAGTATCCCCCTTTTATCCTTGCGTAAGTTTTCGCTTCAAGAAAACTTACATATTTATTATTTATTCTGCCCCAGCGGGCCTTTTGGCCTCTCACGTCGAGGTGGAAGCCGGGGTTGCGCCAGTCGGGATATATGCCGAGACCCACACGATCGGCTACCTGGAACTTTTCGAGAAAACGCGCCATAACGGCTACCTGCAGGTTAAAGGGTTCGCCGTCTTCTATATGGAAGTCGCAGGCATTGCCGAGATAGTGCTGTGAATTTGCTGAATGGCCTGAAAGATCATAGGCGCAGTGAATCACGAAAGGACTCTGCCAAATATCGCGGAGCGCATCCATAGTGAGCAATAAGAACCCATTTATCTTGTTGGGATCACCCCATTTTTCGGCGCGATTGAAATGTCGGATATGTTTCCAGAGCATCATATTACCTGGTAAAAACTCTCTTGCTGCAAGAGCCGCTATTGCGTAACTTATGGCGGGCAAGCCGCGCGAAGTTTTTATATTTTGATTATTTTCTCACAATTATCTTATTTGTCAAGTCTTTTCTTCTTTTGCGGGGTTGTTGATATTGTGTGGCTGGCAAATTCACGCTTTATCTTGGTCTTTTGTCTTGTTCAACTGATGGGATTCTTGACGTAAGGCCGAGGATGAAAGCGCCTGTAAAAATTGCGATGGCCATTTTATGCCTTCAATATTCTGAGTTCCGTATAATCGATTTCGCTATCCCGGCAGGCATTACAGATCTTGCGTGGAATATTTTTCCCTTTCCAATTCAAATAGTTACCATTTCCATAGAAATTTATAGAGCTGGCTGTAAGGCATCGAGACCATATGCTCCGATGTGCAGAATATTATAGGCTGCATTAAGGTCGGCATCCATAATATTTCCGCAACTACATTTGTACGTCTCCCCATGACGGTTTGACTTACAAATAAGCCCGCATTTACTGCAACGCTGGCTCGTATATTGAGGTGGAATTTTTGTAAATAGAATTCCTGCCTCTTCACATAGTATAGCAAGCCTTCCCAAACATTGAGAATAACTCCATCGTTGCAGTTTATTATTAAATTTCTTTCGTATTTTACCTTTCGATTTATGTTTAACGCTTTTCAAGTTCTCAACTAATAGTTCTTTGACATTGTTCAGGTTTAAGGTTTTACAGGATGTATTTATTAGTTCATCCCGCTCAATTAAAGCCCGTTTAAATGCTTTGCTCCCTTGTTTCTTTTGCGCAATCTTTTCATATATTGAATTATCGCCGATAAATTCACCGTCTGAACTTACAATCAATTTCTTGTATCCAACATCAACAGCCTTTTGTTTGCCATTAGTTCTCAAAACGGGTGTTTCTTTTTCAAAGAAAAGGTCGGCAAAGTAACCAATTTCATTTATTCTTAGTCTAACCGATTTTTTAAGTGTCCATCCAGCATTTAAAAACTTATTGAAATGTATATGTTTCCGAGAAGGCAGATTGATAATGATTTTATTTCCGATTGATGATAATCTGAGCCAGATATCAAAAGAATTAATATCCGGTTTAATATTAACAAAGCGTGAGTCCAATTCCATAACAAGACGGTTAAGCACAGGTTTCGTTTTCTTTTTCTTCTTGCGTTGGGACTTAACAATCGACAAAGCTTGCTTTGTAGCCGCTTGTCTAAGCCTGGCAGATAGCCACGTGTTTATTGAGGTATCTTTGACATCTTTAACAAAACTGCCTGTAAACTGTTTTTGTTCCCAGAGGATATCGATGAAATAATTGACAACATTTCGATATTCTTTAGCAACTTTTTTTAATTTTTCAAGTTTACCAGTATTAGCATATTTAAGATTTATTGTTGATTTTCTTATCATATTCAAGCTCTTTAATTAACTGCTCAGTCTTTCGTTTACTTCGTCTTTGGCCATAAATTCTTGCACAAAAAGACCACGTGTCGCCGCCCTGGGATTTCTTTCGCTCCGTGCCACAGCGTTTTGCCGCCAGCCAGCCACGATCTATCCAGCGGTGAATTTTATGGTGATCGCATCCGATTTAAATTGTTTTCATAATATCGCCGAGCCTTTTTAAGTTTGCCTGGCGTTGCTCCTCTGTAAATTCTCTGCCTACCCCTGATCTCTGACCGCTGACTTCCGACTTCCGAAGTTCTCTCTCCGCGTGTCTTCCGGCTTCCTTTTCTTCATTTCCAGCTATGGAAATCATAATCTTTTTGAGATAGTTATGGTGTTCGAGGCGTGTCTGAAAATCTCTATGGACTGTAATATTAAGGGCCTCGGCAATACCATCCGGCGTGATCTTATAAGTCTTTTTCTGATATCTGAATGCCCCTGTCTGGAAGAGGCCTGCCATTTCCTCCAGGAGGAGGCGGAACTTTTTGACTTTCGTTTTATGTATCGTGGCGCCAAAAAGTTCCGCGTAGGCCCAGACCAGGGAGGAGTATTTTCCGAAGACCGGCGCTAATTTTATAATTGCCATCAAGTCCTCATCGGCCTTGATCTCCATCCAATTACATTTATATCCGCATTGCGGGCATTTAAAGTTCATGAGTCGCTGTGCTCCTGTTTTAAGTTTTAAGTTCATATAATTTCATTTCCTGACTGTAAACAATAGGGAAAAACGTTCTAAGAAAATCAACATATTCGGAAAAATAGTCAAATTTATGGTATCTATGAGCGAAGAGAATCGCAGTTTGATTTTCTATCAGGGCATATTCAATGCCATGTCTGGTGCATATACTCTTGAGCCACGCTGTGTTATATTCAAAATATTTAACCTCCCCAGCCCATTGCCAACGACGTTTTAAAAAATAATAATACTCTCCGGTATCAATATCTGTACAATATGGTATTCGGACAGTGTTTTGTTGATTCATGGATTTATTTACCTTCGCCCCATTGCCATTTCCCCTCTTTCCTCCTGTCTCCTTATCGCTTAACTTCATAACTGAATTTTTCCATCATCTTCCGTTCTGCGCCGATCAGGAAGAGTCGTTCGTCGGGCCACTTTTCCACGACTCCGCGGTCGAGAGATTTTGCAATCTTGATGGCCTCCGTCAGCCCCTGTTCCTCGGCTTTTGCCAGGGCATCGCGGGGAATTTTCACTTTCTCTTCCTTATTATATATAAGGATACCATTTTTGAGTTTTACAAGATCCCGGCCGTCGAAGATATTATCCCTGTTTGATTTCATCAGGCGCATGATCTCTTTTTCTTTGGCTTTGAGCTCCATTTTTAGCGGTTCCAGCAGGATACCGTACTTTTCCGTCAATAATTCAAATTCCCTGTCGGCCTCGGCCTGTATCATTTCGAGATTGCCGGACGTTTCCCGGATATCGCACAGGATTCCATCGGCTTGTTTTTTTATAGATTCCATATCTTTATCCTTTAGTCTTGTGTTAATCGGCATCTTTCCCCGTTGCCGGCTCTTAAAAAGTGACTGAAGTCTGTCGCCACGGCACAGGGACCGTGATATAACTGAATGTCCCAAAATCTAACCTGGTCCTGAATGCAATCAAAGGTGTGATGGCAGTCTTCTTTGACACTCCTCGGAAACAAGAGAAATGCCATCAGAAAGATGCACGCCAACGCCCGTTTCATGATTCCTCCATGTTCAGCTTCATCTGCCCCAGGTATTCCGGGAGGGCGATCTTTTTGATCCTGGCGTTTCTGGCCAGGATCTTGAGCGCTCTGATTTCGCCCCGGCGCAGATATTCCGTCAGTTCCGATCCGGCGCTGGCCAGGTAGTATCCGCCGCCATTGCGGTTGGACACGGAGCAGATCGGAACGCCCTCGTTTCTCATGGATGTGATGACAGTTCTGAGCCTGCGCGTATCATTTATCCGGTTTGACCACTCCTTCTCGAAAACGGCCTCGTAGAGCTCCGCCATGCCTATAGCCCTGTGTTCGCCGGAATGATCAGCAAGTATCGACAGTGTTTTATATTTGTACATTTCCATATCTTTGTCTTTCATTTTCGTCCACGCTCCTCTTCCACAATCACAAAATTTTCTATTTCATCCATATATTCCAGGATTGCCCTCGCCTTTTTTAGACCAAACGAGACATTCCCCTTCTCTCCGACCGGGATAGTAATCGTCGGATACCCTTTGTATTCCCCAATTTTCACATCTCTTATTTTATCTGTCATAATCTCCTCCATTAATTAAATTAGTCCTTACCCTTCCGCCTTGATCCTTGAACTGTCGCCTTTTATAATCCTTCTTTCTGTGCCTCGCTGTTAATAACCGCCCACGGTATCCCCGTCCGCGCGCAGATCCGGTCGAGCTGACGGATCTGGAGCCGGCCGGAGGGTTTGACCGCCCTGGTCGCCTCGTCGAAGAGCATCTTTCTGGCGGCCTCCAGGCTTACGATCTGCGTCTTTTTGCCTTTTTCAATTTTTCCGACAGTGAGTATTCTCTTCATGGGTTATTTCCCTTCTTCGCTTCATCAATAGCCTCCCTGTGAAATTGCCCCTGGACAGCCAGATTCATCATTTTCTGTAGATCCCGGTCCGCTTTGCTTTTTTCGTTCTCATAATCATGCAGGATATCGCCGCGAAGCGATTCAAGCTTTGCAACGATATGCGGTTTGTCGGAACAAAATCTTCCATAGGACAGCGCCTCATTTGTGTTGGCGAAAAGCCAGTATTGTTTTACGTTATTCATTTATATGTCCTCCCTTCTTCCTGCTGTTGTTTTTTGTATTTTTCCATAATTACCAGTATTTGCTTGAGTTTAGCCGTATCTCGGAGCCATTCCAGGGTATCGACATCACCTTTGGATTTCACCAGGCCCGCAAGGCGTTTACTGCCGTTCTCGATCTGTCCGGCCAGTTCGCGGCATCGGTCCTGCAGGGCGGTGATCCTCTTTTCGACGGGCTGACGTTTTCGCCTGCGATACGGTCGCCAGCCCAGATATTTCAGATATTTGACCATGCTTTCCAGTTGCGGGATGGTGAGATCCCGCGCGCTTTCGACTTTGAAACCGCTCAAAACAGCCTCATACTGATCAGGGGTAAGACCGAGCTCCTTCTTCGCGATGTGGATCTTCGCCAGGAGCCCCCTGCGCTGCTCCGCAATCCTTGCCAACCAGCGGTCCGTGGGCTTCCATCTTTTTCCTTTAGTCTCTTGCCTTGAGCCTTTTACCTGCATTTAACCCATAACCTCAATCTTGAATTGTTCACGATTCGCCACATTATAGAGCCGCTCCGCTCCGGTGCCCGTGGCGCATCTTCTCCGGCCGACAATAATAATACTTCCACTTGCGGCAAGGAGCTTTATGGTCCTGTCCACATGGTTCCGCCCCGCTCCGGAAAGCCTCTCAATATCGGAGGCGGCAAACATGCCTGAGATATATATTGCCTTGAGAATCCTGGGTTTGTTTTTTCCTTTTCCAGCTCTTCGCCAGGCATGATTATATTTGTATCTTTTTGTATTTTGTCGCCGTTTATATTGAACTGGCTGACCCATAAATTCATGGATTTCGCCGCGTCTGACAAAATCAGGCATGGCATTATGTATTTTCCGGGCGATAGCCCAATCTGTTATTCCTAATCCATCACAGACCATGCGCGCGGTGAAGGGACGTCTACGACTTTTCATCCATGAACGCATGCGTGAGGCAAGACCGGTTCTTTTATATGCGACATCAACCATTTTTAATTTTTAATAACCTCACGCGCCAGCTCTGCAGTCACTTCAGTGATTCCACTTGCCTTCATTGCCCTTTCAATACCGATGGTATCTGTGAGCACAGGACGCCAGTCGCCCTTGGAATGATGATGTATGATGGAGGCAACATCACCGGCGAGTTTGACGTTCAAAGATTCCTTAAAAAAATAAACGATGTCGCCCTGGGTAACCGGCGTGAATTCAAGTTTGCGTCTGATCCGGCTTGCAATTCTGCGTCTCGATGCCAGTTTGCCTTTTAGCTCATCCTCTCCAATCAGGAGAATCGGACAGGCATAACGTTCGTTGACATTTCGAAGCATCTCTAGGATCTGAAGAGTAAGCAGATCCGCCTCATCCACAATAACGAGCCGGCGATTCTTCGCCATCTCATCACCTATTATATTGAGGCATGCCTCGGATCTGGCAGGCTTGATTTTGGAGAGCTCAAAAGCGATCTCTCTAAGCACCATCGCGGGTGATCTCACATTCATCGGCGGGACATAAATCGCGCTGGTTTTCGCGGCATAATATTTCGCCGCTTCTGATTTACCCCTGCCCGCCGGTCCGGTGACCATTGCCAGAGAGGGGCCGATGAGGCTGGCAGGATTTGCCAGTTCCGTGCAAGTGTCAAAAAATTTTCCAGTGTTTGCCGTTTCGATAAAGACGTTTTTCATTTAGTTATCCTTTCTTTGATTTTTTCACTTCTCAATATTACAATCCGCACTCTTTACGAATTTTCCAATATTCCTGTTGTTTTTTCGGCATTCTTGTTTCGTATTCCGCCATCCACCTCTTGTCTCCGGCATCGAGCGTGCCACCGGATAATTCGTATGTTACAACCCATTCATATCTGCTTCGTTCAGTCAGGAAAAAAGATGGCCGTTCGGGCAACGGCTTTTGTCCCAGAATTCTGGGGGT